TTATGATACCAGCTACTCTTGGGTCATGGGATAGATCAGCTGCTTCTATTTCAGCCTCGCCGGCAAATCTAACAATAGCATACAGTGGAATAACACCAGCTGGATAATATAGTTCAGCTACGTCAGCTAACGGACTACGGAATTGCATTTTTGTGACTACCTTTTAAGGTATTTATTCACTGGTCCAACGGTGTCTAGGAACAAATTTAACATTGCCTTCAGGGTTATACAACACATACCCTTCACCTCCAGGTTGAGCACCTGTAGTAGCCCGTATTGCACCCTGTTCATTGTCAAAGTGTGCAATAAGATCATTCTTAACAGCACGTATGCCTTCCATGATTGCAAAACAGGCTTTAAAACCTTTAGCATTTTGGCTGATCCAAGCTGTTAACTTCTGTTTCATTGCTGCGCTTTCGCTGCTGCGATTTATCCAGTCTATGAAACGATTTGCTAGGTCAACTGTGACCCCGCTTTTAGCCATCTGGTTATTGAACTTGTACAGCACATCTTTAAAACCAGTCATTTTTTGTGATTGTAAAACACTGTCGTCTAAAAATCTATCCACATCAGCCGCAACACTTTGCGTAAAAGTCTGTAGGTGTTTTATCTTAGCATTATCCAGTCGGGCTGGTGTTTGCCCAGTCTGTGGACCCATTACAATTAGATTGGGATTATGGTTAAATGGTTCAAAATTGGTTATGGGTTTCTGGGCACGATCTGGTAACCCGAACTCATTAAAGAAAGCATGACCAACTACTGCGGCAGTGCTTCTAGCTATACGAGTGCCTAATTCACTTGCACTCTTTACGTGGTATGTTACCTTGTTGGGCGTAAACACATATTCACCTTTTACCAGTGCAGGTCTACGCATGTAAAGCAGATCTCCGTAAACAAATCCACGGAAGTCTGCAGGTGTTGCTGCTTCAAATAGCGGCCACAAACTGGCAAATTCCACGCTGAATTGTTGTCTGGCTGCAATTTCAGTATCTGTGCTGGCTTTACCAGTGTTCATTATAAAGTGTGCTAGATCTCTAGCACTTGATACTTTGCCGCTTTGATCTGGTTTAAGCCAACCATTATGACCAGTCATTATGAAACTGCCGTCAGTATCTCTACCCCAGTACACCTGCGGTTTACCGTCCCATTTCCACCGCACTGCGTTGGGTTGTTGCTGTGCTTGTAGTATTAACGCCAAAGCACGTAGAGCACCCGTACTGCCGTTAAACAGCACGAGATCTTCTACGTGATTAAATGGGCGGCCACGCTCTTTGGCGCTGGCTTCTAAAATTATCGAACTGATTAGCATCGTTCGATATTTATCTTATGATCGTGTGGCTTTAGATACCACTTTAATTTCACCAGTTTTGCTCATATCCAACTGCAATAGTCCTGGATTTTGTTGTGGTTTTGCTGGCTCTGGGGTTGGTGTAGCTGCTGGTTGATCTGCCTGTATTGGTCCGCCGTTGCTGGTTTGATTGGTAAGCACACGTTTGAGTTCTACTAGATCACCTTCGTATTTGTGATAACCAGTGTGATCTAACTTGATACCAGTGTCGGCAAAAATCTTACCGCCCATCATACGCCACAAGTAACAGAAAGTCCAATCTTCTGAAAGGTAATTGTCGTCCTTGTCGATCATTGTGTCAAACAAGCCATACATCAATGGTTCGTATTGGGCGCCAATGCCGATGTTATCACGGTATTTGAGTTCAGGATGGGCAACAATCATTTTTTCCAAAACTTCACGTTTAACCAACATGAATCCAGTGCCCAATGTACTGACTTCCACCATATCACCAAAGGTAACTGGTTCAGGTACAGTATTAATCACATACCGGGTTGGAATACGTTTCATTGGATAGACTCCGCCAACCACATCTTGGTTTGCAAGCAATAGTCTAAGGATAGCTTCAGGTTCAAAACCCAAATCCACGTCAATGAACATCAAATGTGTTGCTGCCTGATTGTGCAACATCTTTGCAACTAGGTTGTTTCTACCACGGGGAATTAGACTTTCATTTACCATTGTATCGATGCTGTAGTTAAGACCCAGCTTACCAGCAATGATACCGAATTTAATCATTGCAATAAATGTTGCTTCGTTGCATTGACCGCCATACATGGGCAAGCAAAAATGAACGTGTTGTTTGCGTAGGAATTCAAGAGTTTCTGGGGCTAACCCGCCAGTTTGTTGATTATTGTCTGTCATTGAAATGCTTTCCAGGTTTATAATTATATATAGCTATTTGGAAAATGCATCAGTAATTAAGTGGTGTAGAGAACTTTACTGATTACACCAGCCTGAAAATTTGTTACGCTTGCTCTAAACCAAACTAGATTGCCGGGTAAATTGGCAAAAAAGGTGCCGGATGTTGGTGTTACTATATCACCAAACTGCACCAACTGTGCATTGCTATCGTTAAGATCAAACCAATCTGCTGCTGTGGGTTCTAACATAAGACTGCCTTGAAATCTCAATTCGCCTCTAAAACCCTGCAAGCTAACGCTAACTGTGTGCATACCATCGCTGAGACCATAGTAGCCGTTACCCTTGTGCGCTGTGCTTGCGAAGTTGGGATTGGTCCCATCATAGGGTAGGTATTTTTGCCCATAGCTGATCTGGCTTAATAGTATTTCACTTAGTGTGCTCATTGTGTATCGATTTCTACTTCTACTAAACGTTTTTCACCCACTAATTCCTGCACTACTGCCAGCAGTTGATCCAATACATCTGCATCTAGTATAACGGCGGTGGGTTCATCGTTTCGAACCATCTCGCTGATGGTGATCGTTATCTTATCTTGATTGAGTTTTGCCATTTTTTTGCTCCAAGATATTTATCTTGGGGTTTTACGATAAAAGGAAAGTTTAAGATCAGCTATGCAATTAATCTGCTCATACCCACAACGACGAAATACTTGCGGATGTTCATCATAAGCACTTACTATAAGATTATCCCACTGATGCAACTGTTGCATGTTGTTTTGCATAAACCTCATCAGTATGGTTTCATCGAACGGGTTAAACAAAAATATTATGCTATCCCCAGGACCAACAAAATATTCTTGTGCATCCTGCAAATAAAATTCCACATTGTCCAGCCCGCGGCGTTTGCGGTTTTCCTCTGCAATAGCAAACAACACAGGATCAAACTCCACTCCTATGCTGTGGGGGTATTCGCCATATTCAGCAGCATACAAGTTTACCTTACCCTTACCACTGCCAATATCAACAAATCTACAATAGTCTACATCAAGTGTGTTGGCATAGTCTATAATTGTGCGTATGTATCTAAGCGGCATAGGCATGTAATAGGTTGTATGTACAGCACTTTCAGGTGCAGTCATCAACAATTCTTCATGTGTCACGTGTGCTTCTAGATCGCAGCAATATCTACCTTCGTAATCTACATCTTCAGGATAGGGTAGATAAAAATGCTCAGGCATTTTCTAGAGTGCTCTTGGGTTTACGTCCACGTTTTTTACCAGCTGACTTTTTATCACCAGTAGCTTTGATATCATATGCTGCAGCCAAGCGCACCGGATGCATGCCATCTATTTCTGTAATTTTTTCAGTTGGTACGCTGAAACGGCGACCATCACGGTGTCGTGTAACAAATTTAAGTTCTTCGTTTTCATAATGAGCAGATTCCACACTCAATACCAGTTGTTTTTCTGTGGGCGCACCGCCCATACCCATTACTGGACAACGAGCGATTACACGAGTTGTGTTGTTGATAATACCGCGATTCAAGAGTGCTTGAGCAAGACCTGTATTCATATTACACCTGTACTAGTTTTGTGATTCGGGCAATGGTATTGGATTCATGCAGTGCAATTACTCCTACCATTTCTAAGTTGTCTACTTTTAATGTTACCCCAAGCCATGCACTTTCTTTTTTAATTGTTAATCCACTGTTATTTTTAACCAGTTCTTTTATATCTTCCATCCATTTTTCTCTAGCAGAATAACCACGAACATTGCCTTTAAATGGGTTTAGATACATTTCATATTCGCTAGTTGGTAATTTTACAAAACGTATTTTGAAATCATAACCATCTAACTTCTCTAACTCGCTCATCATTTGTTCGCTGGAATTTTCAAACGACGTTACTTCTGCGATTACTTCTGCGTTAGATAAAATCATATCTAAAAATTCCGTATCGCTTATATAAACAGTGATGCGGTTTGAACCTTCTCTACGCACCCTGCCACCAAACTTTTTGCTTACAGCATTGCGAAAATTCCGCAGGGTGTAATAGAAGTTTGTGTCAGAATCATATGCTGCCATAAAGTGTTTTATACCAGTCGGTGTTAACTGTATTTTACAATAATAACAGTTATACCAACGGGTATGTGATTCTGTAACGCAGTACCGGCGTTTGTACTCAGTTACTGACGGATGAGATAGGAATTGATTCCGATAATTCAACAGTTGCTGATAGGCGGGGCGCATTGATTACTGTTAACTCCAATCGATCGTTGACTACTTCAATTAATATACTAGCATGTTCCTGCAATTTGTCAAACAAAATCAACTTACTAAGCGGAACTTTAATGTTTTCATGTATGCACCGACTCATAGGCCTTGCACCCATGTTGGCTGTATAACCTTTTTCGCTCAACCAATCATATGCTGCCTCGCTTACGGCGATACTCAACTTGCGTTCTGAGAGTGTGGTGTTGATTTCACTGATGAATTTTTCAGCAATCTGACGTATAACACGCTGCGAAAGACGTTTGAATGTGACTATTGCATCTACCCGATTGCGGAATTCTGGACGAAAGAATTCTTTTACTGCTTCGTCTTGTGCATCATCGCGGCTTTGATCCCCAAAACCTATACGCAAGCGTTCACTATCAGCAGCACCCAAATTACTGGTCATAATGATTATGGCGTTGCGGCAATCAGCACGTTTGCCATTGCTGCCAGTAATAAATCCTTCGTCCATTAACTGCAACAGCACCTGACTTACATCAGGGTGTGCTTTTTCAATTTCGTCAAACAGCAGGATAGCATGTGGATTTTTGCTTACTTCACTAATAAGCAACCCACCACTTAAATTACTATCCTCATAGCCCACATACCCAGGAGGTGCACCAATTAAACGACTCACACTATGGCGTTCCTGATATTCGCTCATATCAAACCGCAACATGGTCATACCCAACTTATCTGCCATCTGTTTGGCTAGTTCGGTCTTACCAGTACCAGTGGGTCCGAGGAACAGGAAACTGCCCACTGGTTTATTGAATGGTTTCAATCCAGCCTGGCTTACCCACACGCGATCCAACACTGTATCCACAGCTTCGTTCTGATCGTACACTGCACGTTTTATTTGTTCGGCAATGTTGGGCAACTCTACATCTTTTTTGCTTTGTGTGAATTGTATTTCTGGGATACCAGTAATACGGCTGAGTTCTTTGCGTATCTGCGCAGCATCCACTGTACGGTTACCGCGCACCTTAATCTTAGCCAATGCGCTGGCACTGTCTATTAGATCGATTGCTTTGTCAGGCAACCGTTTATCGCTCTGGTAACGGATACTTAAATCTACAGCAATGTTAATTGCCTCTGGTGTAATTTTTACATTGTGAAATTCTTCATAGACTGGTTTAATACCCAAAAGGATTTGTTTAGCAACAGCAGCAGTGGGTTCATTAACAGTTACCCGATTAAACCTGCGCATCAATGCACGGTCTTTTTCAAAGTGTTTTGTATATTCTTCCCACGTGGTATTGGCAATTACTTTAAAATCGCCACGTGCCAGTGCTGGCTTCAACATATTGCTGAGGTCAACTGGACTTTGCCCGCCTCCACCAGCTCCGTGCATCTGATGTGCTTCATCAATAAACAAGATTACGTTTTTTAATTCAGTTGCAGCACCAATAATGTCTTGCAATCTTTCTTCAAACTCACCGCGATACTTTGTACCTGCCAGCAGTTGACCGATGTTGAGACTCCACACCACGTGGTCGCGGAGGAATTTCGGTACTTTCTTTTCCTTAATACGCAGCGCAAGACCTTCTGCAATAGCAGTCTTACCTACACCTGGATCACCAACTAGTAGCGCATTGCATTTGGTTTTTCTAGCTAAAATCTGTGTAAGATCAGCTATTTCTAGATCGCGACCAATTACTGGGTCAATACGGCCAGTTTCTGCTAGAGCATTAAGATTTACGCAGTATTCTTCCATGGTTTGTTCAGCATGATTGACTATCTTTGCAAGGCTGCGATTGTTGTCGTTGCTCACTGCAATACGTTCTTTCTCAGCACCATATTTCTTCAACACATATGCAGCATAACTCTGCTGTTCATTACTGATGCTCATAAACAAATCCACAATGGTCATGTTGTTGCGACCACTGAAAATAACCTGTGTAAAAGCACGATTAAAAACACGTTCTAAACTATGTGTCTTGCGTGGTTCTTTGTTCTTAACTTTTGCGCAGTTTTCATCAATGTAGATTTTTAGCTCTTCTACCATTTGATCTACTGCGATGCCCATCTTGTCAAGACGAGTATTAAAGTTGCGCTCGTGCAACATACTGAGCAACAGATGCTCGATGGTAAAGTATTCGTGATTCTCGCTAATGGCTATGGTGCGAGCCTGTTTTACCACTTTGTCTATATCATTATTGCTGTTATAAATGCTCATAAATCTCAACTGTGTTAGAGTTTATAGTATCCAGTTTAGCACAATCCATTTTAATGTCAAGTATTTACTGGTCGTAAACGCATGATTTCTGCTAATAGATTCAACTGATCACTGGTAAGGGCCGTGGGTGTTAGCACTGATACCCGTATTAGATATTTGCCTCTAGTGCCGTTGGGTCTCGGAAACCCTTCATCAGTTACAGCAAACTGAGCACCATGTTGTGTGCCAGCTGGTACAGTTAGTTCAATGGTTTTACCCATAGGTGTTTGTAGTTGTAGAGTATGTCCGATTATGGCTTGAAAACTGTCGATTGTTATATCTTCCAGTACATGTTCGTTCATGCGTTGGAACCTAGGGTGTGGAGCCACACGTATCAACACTTCAAGTGCTCCGCGTGGTAAGTTTGTGTGTTGATTATCTCCACGCCCGTTTACACTAAACATGGTGTTGTTTTCTACACCAGCTGGCAAATCCAACTGAATAGTTTCAGGCCCCTGGCTGGTATTATACTGCACAACTTTCTGTTGAGCATTTAAGGTACTTAGAAAATCCAAATCTAATTCCATACGCAAGTTACGGTTACGTACTGCGTTACGTGATTGAAATCCAAATTGATGAAATATATCATTCATATCAAATGGATTACCCCCTGGATTACCTCCCACATTGAAATGGAATTCAAATGGATTTCCGCCTCCGCCTCCATGACCGAACGGATTAAACCCGCCGCGCTGCTGTTGATCGTACTGGGCACGTTTGTTGGGATCACCTAGGTTATTGTAGGCTTCGTTAATTTCTTTAAATTTGGCCTGATCGCCTCCGCGGTCAGGATGATGCTGTCCCGCTAATTTGCGGAAAGCTGCTTTTATTTCATCTTGTGATGCGTTCTGATTGACGCCTAATGTATCGTAATGTGACATAATAGTAATTATACTACCAAATAGCTGTACGGTAAATTAGTTTTTGCTGGCAATTTTCTCTTGGCCGCGGGTCCAAGCTGCTACGCCTAAAATGGCACCAAACGCTAGATGAATTAATCCACCATTTGATAGAGTAAGACTCTGCCATTGTGTGTAGGTAACTGTTGTGGCGCCTAGATTCTTTAAGAACACTGGCATAGCCATTGTCATCATGGGTGCTACGATAAAATCAAACGCATTGATAGCCATATACAACCACCCCATAGCAGGGCGCCAATAGGCTTTTAACCAATGCTCGCTGGCCTTTTCTTCTTTAGCTGCTGTGTCTTTTTCTTGGCGGCGGCGGTCATATTCTTTCTCGCGTTCTTCAGCTTCTACTTTACGTAGTTCCAAATCCATCTTGTGTATTTCTCTACGTTCTTCCAGATGAAATCGCAATTCTTCCAATGCCAACTTGCGCATTTCAACACTGCTATCGCCCGTGGTTGCGTTTATAATTACATCAGGTGCAGCACGTAATGCAAATTCACCTTCGCGTTCGTCATCTAATACACGACGAGGTGTTACTGGCTCGTCGTTGTCATCTTCAATTGGATTTGCCATTTTTGTTTGATTCCTGGGCATCGGTTTTGGAAGCTCTGGCGTAATAGTCTCTATAGGCCTGGATTTGAGCTTGATATTGTCTAATAACTTTAACAAGGTTGGCTTGATTGGTGGCAAGGTTTTCATAACCTCGGGGAGTAACTGCGAGCAAGCTATCACTACGGCTTTTTCCAAATGCTTGTTCTGTACTTCCGTCCGTATTTGGTTTAGCGTTTTTTGAAATAACATACCATTCTGCGTCCTGTACCTTGATTACATCAACTGAAGGTAAAACCAAAGGTGGTTTTTCCACTGTCACAACTGTTGTGGTTGGATTAGTGGTTTGGCAAGCTGCAAGTGATAGTGCTACAAAACTCAGTAACGCAATTCTAACAATTACCATCGTGTTTTTCCTTGTTGATTGTGCTCTCTATGCAGCGCCAACTACGGCGGCTTGCGTTATTGATTACTTCTTGAGCCTTGTTGGGTGTGGCTGATACAAAATTACCAAAGTCTCTGCCATCTTTATTAAATTTGTCTTCTAGGTCTAAAACTGCGGCTCGAGCATCTTGGTAATCTTTATTTGCTTTGGTTAATGCTGCTGCTTGACGTTCCATATCAGCTGCTTGTTTTTTAATTGTCTCGTCTGCTACTTTTAGGGCAAATTCTTTTTGTGCAATAGCCTGATTTAGTTCAGCCATTTTGTCTTGTGTGTATTTAAAATAGCCGACTGCTGCAGCAATGATAACAAGATAAATGAAAATTCTACCTAAACTGAATCCAAACATCACACTAATCCACTAAGTTTTTTAAGGTTGTCCAGTTCTGATCTCAACTGTTTGCTTTGTTTTTGTTCACGTATAAAACGTTCTACGTTTTCTTGATAATTTGTTGGGCTAGTGGGCACAATGCTGCGGAAATTGTCTTCGTTAAAATCCACGTATTCGTCTTGTTTAAACCAGCGGAAGTTCCACTGTTCACGTTTAATACCAGTCAAATAATCTAAATCTGCTAACAGTTCATTTATTTGATCATAGTTTTCTGGATCACGTTGCATTTCCACAAACACCATGCGTTTACCGTCGGCAATTTCACCAGTGCTCACATCAGCATCCAGTACCCAATCATATCCGCTTTCGATAAAGCTAACCAAATCTTGGGCTGGCATATGATCTTTTACCAGGAAACTCATTGTTACAATGTCTTCAGCTTGGCCCATCTTGCTGTTGAATTCATCAAAGTGCAAACTGTTATGCACCAAATATTCAAGATCGCCCATCTGTAAACCTTCAGAGAGTTGGCGCTTTAACATCTAGGTCTCCTTGATCTTCTTCGTCGCTGTTTTCACTGCCTTTTTGTTCTTTTTCTTTACTACTTTTGTCAGTGAGACCCATTTCTATACTGTTTTGTAAATCTGATAGATCCACTTCTTCACCAGCAATTTCCACACTGCCCTGTTTGATGTCAGCCAACAGTTTTTTTGGCAACATGATTTCCACAAACCATACTGTAAAATCAATCAGTTTACCTTTTTTACCTTGATCTCTAAAATCACTGGGATTTTCAATTTTAACAGGAACTTTAACCTTGTCCAACTTGTAGTTGATACGAGCGCCAAAAGGCAACAATCGTTTGGCTGCAGATGGATCAGGCATTTTTTCTTTAGGCCACATGAACTTGCAGGTTACCCAATAGCGTTTAACATCAGGTCCTTCCACTAGCTCGCCAAGGCGCCAGTTAGGAAAAGCATAGAAATCCATGCTATCTAGCACACGTTCGAAATCACACAGCATGCCTAAACTAGCATCGCTCATGTATATCTTTTTAACAGACTCTATATTGGGTTTTATTGTCATGACTGAATATTTATGTGCTGAGATAACAAACCATATATACTCACGGAGAATTATATATGCATAGAATTAGTATCTGCGCCTGTGCTCGATGGGAAGAACAGCACATCGTAGAATGGATAGAATATCATTTAAGCATCGGAGTAGATCACTTTTACATTTATAGCAATGACGATCATTACTCAACACTCGCTGAAGTTTTACTTCCGTATATTACAAGACCTGCTCCTGTGGTTACATATATTCATTGTCCTGAATTAGGGATTCAAATGAAAATGTACGAACATTATAGACGTAATTTTTCACAACAATCTGAATGGACCTGCTTATTAGATATAGATGAATTTATATCTTTACCAGGATATAATATGAGTATTGTAAATCTTATATCTGCTAGCAAAAACGATTGTGATAGCATACAATTAAATTGGCTACTATTTGGTGCCAATGGTTATGAAACTAGACCAACAGGAAGCGTATTAACAAAATATACCAAATGTAGTGATAAATTAGATTTGCATACAAAATTTTTGGTAAAACATGATGCATTATTGAATAATACCTTTAATCATAATCCGCATTGTTTACCTTTACATGTTCCCACCTGTGATGTTTTGGGAAATTATATTAATAGTATACTTTGGATTAACATGGGTCTTAAATCACAGTACACAGAATATTTTGAAGAATATCATACTAAATTATTAAAAGTTGGGTTTATTGCCCATTTTGCTTATAAAAGTCATGAAGATCTACGTAGACGTGTGGAACGATGTTCTATTGGTGAATGGCAAGGTCAAGCTGCGTACAGTGGTGTAGTAGAAGATCAAAAAGAAGAATTTTTTAAGGTTTTTGAAACTGCAGAATGTTTAATATTAAAAAAATATTGGGAAGATTACATTATAAAAAAATTATTACCTCAAGATTTAAATTTAGACAAACAAGCTGCTGAAATTTATCTACAATCAGGTCAATGGAATCAAGGATTTTAAAGTGTACAAAAACACCCTAATAAAAAATTTCGATAGTGATAT